TGCTTATAATGCTGCTGATTATGCTGCTGATTGGGTAAACAAATACGAGGAACTAACTAAATGAAACAACATAAACATGCAAAACTTATTAAAGATTGGGCCGATGGTGCACAAATTGAATTTAAGTGCGGTGAAGAGTGGGTTGATTTTATGGCAGGTACAAACAACTGGCATGAATGTATAGAGTATCGAATTAAACCCCGTGAGTTCGAAAAGGGTGCTTCCTATCCAGTGACTTTAGAACGAGGCTTAAAATACATTGCTACTTACACTACATGCGGGGATTTTTATTTAACGGGGCTAAGCGGCAATTATAGCATTGACGAACTAACGTGGATAGGCGACAAACTAGAAATTGATTGGCCAAAGGAGACTAACTAAATGAAATCATTACATACACTACCAAGATCAGCGCAATTCTTTATCCGCGCTTTGAACTTCAACCAACATGAGTTGCACGAAACTCTGAGGTTGATTAGTATTACACCGAAACGATACTGCAAAGTATTGTATAAGCGTAAGAACCAACTAATTAGAGAGGCTAAATATATCCGTGAGGTTAAGCTCGTGCATATTAAAGGCTTGAATGATTATGTGTTGTAAGGTCGAGGCGGTTAACATGGAGTATTTACTAGAGACTGAACCCGAAACCACAGAATACACGGAATTAACAGGGGAGTTGATCTTTATGGATGATCCTACGGATATGTTTATCCATGAAGACTGGCTCATTGACTATGATTACTAGAGGGTAGATAAATGCTCGATCCTACTACATGGCTAGAGCAAGCAAAGAAGCTCGATCTAGGCCAAAAACGTAGGGTCGCGCACGATTGCAGTACTAAACAGAACATGATTATCTCGCATAATCGTGAGGGATACAGCGCGCATTGCTTCAAGTGCAACGAAAGCGGCTTTGTTAAGCACGATAGACTTAGCCTAAATACTTTACTCAATCAATGGAGGAAGGCAGATGCCGACCTATTCAACACTAAATTGGAAATTCCTACCGATTGCACTGATCGCCTCAGTAGTAACGCTCTTTTATGGCTTGCTCGTGGTGGTATTGGTGAACGGTTACGCGTTCAATACAACATACTATATAGTATGGGCAGTTCTCGTGTTATCCTACCTGTCTATAATGAACGCTCTGACCTTATCTTTTACCAAGCAAGGGCAGTTGAACGCGGTCATTCACCGAAATACCTTAACCCGGCAGTTGATCGAGAGAAAATCCGATTCGTTACGCATGAAGCTACGTTCAACGACACTGCCATCGTCACCGAGGACATTTTGTCAGCGATACGAACGGGCGACAGGCGAGGGTATACAGGTGTCTCGCTTCTTGGAACAAAAGCGAGTACAAGCGCTCTCAACTATTTACGGAACTATTCACGCGTAGCGTTGTGGTTCGATGGCGACCAAGCAGGGATAAATTGTACACGTAAGACAAAGAAGCAGCTTGAAATGCTAGGTATAAACCCTATCGTTATAAGCACACCGAAAGACCCGAAAGAGTACAGTACAAACGAAATCAACAACATACTGGAGAAACATACATGCTCAACATAGACACTTGGGACGCTAGATTACTGGCGTGGGAATCACGTAACAAAGACCGCGCAAAGGCAGCATTGCACCGTATTAAGCCTGTATTATTTATTGCGGTGTGTACATACTTGGTTTGGGTAGGAACACTAGGGTTTATTTTTGTAGGTGAGGTAAAACCTTTAGTATTAGTTATGTCACCTATCCATTCCGCAGAAACACGCGCAGCCTTCTTAGTTATGGTTGTGGTAACTTATCTTGTATCACTTTGTATTAAGAACTTACGGAGCAAAGACAATGGCTAACTTAGACGTAACGACGTTACAACTGTTACGCAGCCGCGAGGAATACAACAAGTACAATAGGCGCATTCCTAAAGGCTTACTTGATGTAATGACCGTGGCTTTACTTAAAGATTACGGACGCTACTACAACGATCATCCAGAACACAAGTGGATTGATCCTGATGCGTTTAGGAGCGTTTTCTATGGTACGTACCATCCTACGCTAAGCGATGAACAGAGAGCGCACTATAACGGTGTGCTTAACGTCTGCTTAAAGTCTAGCCCTGATGATGCAGTTCGTAAGAACTATATCAATAACTTGATTGAACAGGAGACAGCAACAAAGATCGCTGAGTTGCTAACTGAGTACAATGACGGGGCAGATATTAATTATATCTATGAGCTTAACAGGTTATTAGAATCTGCCGATCAGGAGCTAGAGAAAGGCGAGGGCACTAAGTTCATCGACGATGATATAGGCGAGCTACTTAAAGTAACTCAAGACCTTGAAGGAATTGAATGGAGGCTACTTGCATTACGTAATCACATGCGGCCTATGGTTGGCGGTGACTTCGGTATTATCGCGGGACGGCCTGACACTGGTAAGACTAGCTTCATAGCCAGTGAGATAACACACATGGCTCCGCAGATACCTAAGACATTCGGAACAGATCGTCCTATTATCTGGTTCAATAACGAGGGTATGGGTAAACGTATCAAGCCTCGCGTGTACCAAGCAGCACTCGATATGACGCTCACAGATATGGTTAAAGCTAACACTGAGGGTACGTTAATCAATAGTTATAAGATAGCCGTTGATGATATAGATCGCATTCGTATAGTAGATGTACATGGATGGTGGAACTACCAGATCGAGGAAGTGATCAAGCAGTACCGTCCTGCTATTGTTATCTATGATATGATAGACAACATTAAGTTCGCTGACGGTAACTCAGGAGCACGTACTGATCAGGTCTTAGAAGGCATGTACCAATGGGCTAGAGAGCTTTGTGTTAAGTACGACTGCATAGGTATAGGTACGTCACAAATAAGCACTGAGGGCGATGATATGCTGTTCCCTGCTATGTCGATGCTTAAGGATAGTAAGACAGGTAAGCAGGGTGCGGTTGACTTTCAGATAATGATCGGCAGATCGAACACGCACAACACTGAAACAGTTCGAGGCATTAGCATACCAAAGAACAAGCTAAGGCGAGAGGGTGTACAAGGCGACCCACGTGCCGAGGTTATATTCGACGGTAACAAGGCACGTTTTCGTGACGCGCTGAACTAGCCAAATGCCTTAACGTATTAGAAAATTTAGGACGTAAGCATGAGCTACTTAGTTATCGACTTAGAAACAACGATACTTAAGCACAATAAACGGGCAGCCTCTCCCTTTCATCCTGATAATGCAGCAGTTATTCACATAACTAAACGGGCTAATCAGGAGACTAGGGTAGATTTCTTACCACAGTTCAAAGACCCAACAGCAGAAAAGGTCTGGCCGCTACATATAACGGACGATACTACGATCATTGTAGGGCATAACCTTAAGTTCGACTTGCTGTACATGTGGCATCTTCCTGAGCTTCGTGCTTTCCTTAAGCGGGGCGGTAAGATATTCGATACGCAGTACGCAGAATATTTACTTGAAGGTCAGCAGTTACATGCTCAAATGTGTAGCATGGACAGCATTGCCGAGAAGTACGGTGGTCATACTAAGCCTGATGTAGTAAAAGCGCACTGGGAACAGGGTATTTGTACTCGTGATATACATGAAGATATACTGCTTGAGTACAGTATAGGTGATGGTGACAACACCGAAGCGATTTTCTTAGGACAGCTAAAGCGTGCTGCTGAGCTTCACCCTAATATGATCAAGGGTATGATGCTTCGCATGGACGGCTTACTTGCTACTACCGAGATGGAGTACAACGGCCTTAAGGTAGATCAAGAGGAAGGCGACAAGCAACAAGCTGAGTTAGCTACGAAGTTGCAAGGCATGAACTCAGAGCTTGAGCAATACTTGCCGGAGCTACCGCCTGAGTTTACTTTTAACTGGCAATCCCGATACCACAAGAGTTATCTTATTTTTGGTGGTGCAGCTAAGTACCAAAAATGGACAGCGCATTTAGATGAAGTTACAGGAGAACCATTGTATGCAACCAAGACCGAGAAGTGGCCCTTATTTAACGCTGTGCCTGTTCCACCAAGTGAATGCAATTTACTCAGTAGTGGGCTATACGAACGAACGGTGGATAATACGCCGCAAGACACGTTCAAAAGTGGCAAGCGTAAAGGTGAAGGTAAAACGAAAAACGTTACCGTACCAGATGCAACTAAACCTAAAGGTGCATTGAAAGATTACTACATTACTTTTAAAGGTTACACTAAAGCCAAGAAAGAATGGGTAGCAGGCGGAACAGATGCTAAAGGCGGTGAGGTGTACTCTACTGCTGAGGATGTAATCGAGTTATTAGGTAAGCGAAACGTACCATTCCTTAAACTGATGGCTGAAAGACAGTCGCTTACAAAGGATTTAGGTACGTACTACTGGCAGGAAGACCCCAAGACCGGGGAACGCAAGGGAATGCTCACGCTAGTAAATGAGTTCGATGGTTTATTGCATCACCAGTTGAACCATACAAGCACAGTTACTACACGTTTATCTAGTAACGCGCCTAACATGCAGAACATACCACGTAAAGACAAGTCAATAGTCAAAGGCTTGTTCGTATCTCGTTTTAACGGTGGTAAAATGGGTGAGGTTGACTACTCACAACTTGAGGTAATTGTTCAAGGATGGTACACGGAAGACGGTAACTTACGGAAGGATATACTTGAGGGTATTGACTTCCATTGCAAGAGGTTAGCACAGAAGTTAGGAGAAGATTATGCAACAGTCCTCGCGAAAGCAAAAGACGAAACGCACGAAGAACACGAAACCTATGGACTACAACGAACAGGAGTCAAAGGATTCTCATTCCAACGAGCGTACGGTGCGGGAGCACCGGCGATCTCAGAAGCGACAGGATTACCCTTAGATGAAGTACAACAGCTTATCGAGGACGAGAAGGTTCTCTACCCGAACATCGAAAAGTTTAACGCAGCAGTCGAGAAGGCGGTGCTTGCATCTAGGCTCCCAACAAACGAGCGCATCTTTACTAACAAAGGTGCCGCAGTTATTGGTGTCGGAGAATGGTACTCACCTACAGGAACACGTTACGTATGGAGAGAGCAGGAGTCCTTAGACTTTATGAAAGATCGAGGGCAACTTACTAGCTTCTCACCCCCACAGCTTAAGAACTATCCTATACAAGGTGGTGGCGGTGAAGTGGTGCAGATGGTACTTGGTAAGCTCTTTAGATTATTCTTAGCTACTGATAACTACGATGGTAAAGCATTACTTGTTAACACCGTACACGATTGCGTATGGTTTGATATGCAAGATGATGTGCATGAACGTGTAATCAATGACGCTGTACGAGTCATGCAAGCAATACCGCAATTCTTAAAGCAAACCTTTGAGATAGATTGTGGTGTATTGTTCCGAGTAGATGCTGAGGTAGGTAGCTCTATGCTAGACCTTAAGCATTTTCACTCACCGTACTACATGTAAAGCCTGAACTTACTGAATGTTCAGATACCCTAGAAAACTTTAAAGGAAATACGATATGACTATTAATTACGCAGACCTAGCAAAACAAGCAGCACAAGGCGAAGATCAAGCTAACATGAAATCTGGCGGTGGCGGCTTCGAGCGCGACACTCCTGCTGAGGGTGTAGCTATGGTGCGCTTGCTTGAGTATATCGAGTACGGTTACGCTGAACCTAAGAAAGAAGGTTGGAAGTCTGCTATTGAAGTCCGACTACGCTTTGAGCTACACACTAAAGCGCACCTTATTACTTACCAAGACTCAGAAGGTAAGGACGTTACAGTACCTAACACTATTGACGTTTACTTGTCTAAAGGCGGTGCAGGTTCATTGTACGGTAAGCTCTTTAGCTCCCTTAACTACGCAGGCAAGTTCAACCACTTCGCTGAAATGGTCGGACAGGGTGCTTGGTTAGCTGATGTAACTCACAACGTTAAAGGTGACAAGACGTACGCTAACCTTAACAATGCTAACGGTTGGTCATTCCGCGCTCCTGTTATTGCTGATCCAGTTGCAGGAACAACTACTGAGGTTACTATCCCTGAAGTACATGGCAACATCAAAGTGTTCTTGTACGAGAATGACGGTATCGGTGACGAAATGTACAAGGCAATGTTCGACGAATTGTATGTAGAAGGCGAGTACGAAGCTCGTGACGGTAAGCCTGCACGCAGTAAGAACATTATCCAAGAACGTATCATGGGTAGCGTTAAGTTCCCTGAGTCACGCCTAGCACGTATCTTAGGCGGTCAGGTAACTACTGAGGCGCTTGAAGAGTTACCTACAGGTGGTGACGTTGATCCACTAGCAGCAGTAGGCTTATAGGAGCACACAATGCCGATTGATTTCAGCACTCTAGAGCTAGACAACTCCGACTTTACTCTGCCTGAAAGGGTAGAGGGTCGGGTATTAAATAAAGACGCAGACTTTACTGCTTACCAAGCAGCAGGGTCTTCTGATACCAAAGAAGGAGTTATCCAAAAGATAAAGGAAAGTCTTAGTACTAGCATGGAATTAGCAGGTGCTACTGACTACCATCTGCACTTAACGGCAAGTGACTCAAATAAAGCAGGGCGGTACAAAAAGGCTACCGTCCAACCTTACCAAGAAAAGCGTCAGGGAGTAGAGAAGCCTGAACTTCTAGGCTTTGCTAAAAGCTACATGGCTAAGAACATGAAGTGTACTCTCTGGTCAGATCGAGAGGCAGATGATGGCTTAGCTAAGATGCAGACTGACTACATAGCAGAAGGTAAGCGTAACCTTATTGTACTTGATAGTGCTGATAAGGATTTACGTATGGTGCAGGGATTGCACCTATGCCCTGAGACTGCCAAGATCGTAGACGTTAAAGGTTACGGTGCTTGTTGGTACGACTCAGAAAAAGGTAAAGTACTTGGTTGGGGAACGTCTTTCTTTTGGCATCAAGTACTAATGGGAGACTACGTAGATAGTATTCCCGGTTTACCTGCTTACGGTGAAGAGTTAAGTGTTAAGTACTGGCCTACTAAAGACATAACAGAGCTTAAGAGGCGGCTTAAGTGGAATACTATGCCTTCAGGTAAAGAGCTTACAGCTAAGCAGCGTGACGCAGCAGAGCATAAGCTGCACTTACTGCTACAAAACGTTAAGCAAAAGCCTAGTGGTGCTAAAGCAGCGTTCGATTACTTGAGTAGATGCACTAACGATGCAGAAGCGTACAAGCAGGTATGTTTAGCGTACCAGTCGTATTACGGTAGTGATGTCTTTACACATACATCGTATGATGGTAAGGAAATGCAGCGTAATTGCTACCATATGCTGTACGAGCAAGCGTACTTACTATGGATGCAACGGAACGACAACTGGACAGATGTTTTTGATTTTATTAATGAGCTAGGAGAGATCGATGGGTAGATACAAGAACGACCAGAACAGGGAGCTAAGTAAAGACACGAACATTATTATCCCGCATGGTGGTGATGATGCAGAAACGTCTAGTACTGTTACACGGTTAGAGTTCAAGCAAGGCGACACAGTACGATTTGTTAAGATACAGACACGTAAGGTACTTAAGGCGCTAGGCTTAGATAGAGTAAGCCAGTCACGGTACATTAAACAAGCATTCAATAACTTCAAGGATATGTAACATGCCTAAGATGAAAAATAGATACATGCAAGAGCGTGCTACGTTTGTTGGCACACCGTACGGTAACTTATCTATAGAGCTTGCCGTAGGACAGACTACAGTGCTCGTTAAGGACGCTCAAGGCATTAAGCTAACCCTACCTATACCTGAACTACGAGAATCGCAGCACGCGCTTGTACAGGCCGCTCGTGAGACTAAAGGTAATACGTTCACTAAACTTTGTGATGCACTAGAAGCTATCAATGCGTAAGCTCACAAGGGCAGAGTTAGCACAACTATCAGCTTCGCAAGTTGTTAAGCTCAAAGGTGTATGCCCTCTATGCTCACGTAAGTTCGGAGCTAGAGGTGGCCCTGTTGTTGATCATTGCCATACTACAGGCGCTATACGTGGTGTGATATGCAGAACATGCAACGGTGGTGAAGGTAAGATCAAGTCAGCCGCAGTAAGGTACGGACAGGGTAACGATGGTTATCTTGAATGGCTTGAGAACTTAGTCGCATACATTAAGCATCACCAAGCTAACCCTAGTAAGCTGATGTACCCTAGTCATAAAACTGACGAAGAGAAGCGTTTAGCTCGTAACGCTAAGGCACGTAAACGTAGGAAAGCAAATAAATGAATGACATATTAGTAATAGCAGATACACAGGTAGCTCCGGGTACTCCCGTTGAGCACCTTAAGGCACTGTCTAAATACATATGGAGGTATAAGCCTGATCATCTAGTACACATAGGCGATCATTGGGACTTCGAGAGCTTAAGCACATACTCTAGTCCCTTAGAGCAAGAAGGGCGTAGGCTGTACAAGGACTTACAGGCAGGCTTTGATGCGTTTGAGCTTATAGATGAAGTAACGCACACTAAGAACCGCAAGGGTAAGAGAGGCCACAAGGCTGAGTACAGACCTACTAGGGACTTCCTTATGGGCAACCATGAAAACAGGTTAGCTCGCTACATAGCTAACAATCCTTGCTTAGAGGGATGCTTTGATCTAGAGGCGTTTGTACGTGATCAAGGTTGGAATGTGCATCCTATGAATCAACCGTTCTGGTTGTACGGTATTGCATTCTCTCACTACATGGAGAACGCTATGAGCGGCCGAGCAGTAGGTGGCTCTATGGAAAACAAGCTTAACAAGTTCCCACACAGCTTTGTGCATGGACACCAACAGCAATACCAGTTCGCGCGTAGGCAGAACCTACAAGGTAAGCCGCACTTCGGAGCATGTGCAGGTAGCTTCTATATGCAAGATGAAGACTACAGAGGCGCTAACAACACTGAGGTTAGAGGCTTCTTGCACCTTAAAGGTTATGAAAATAGGTTCGGTTACATCGACCATGATGTTAACTTTGTATCGTTAGAGAGATTACTAGAGGAATACGCATGAAATACTTAGCACTTACAGCAGCAATCTTATGTTCTACAGGTTGCATGTATCAAACAGTTAGTGAGCTTGAAGTACAAAAAGGCTTAGCTCTATGTCAAGCTAATATGGGCCTAGCTGAGATAACTGAAAGTTTTTCAGGTTGGACTTCGTATATTTGTAAAAACGGAGCGGTGGTAGATGAGACACATTTTCCAGATAAGCTTTAGGGGTGACGTATGAGTGATAAAGATAAAGAGTATGACTTAGCTGATATGGTTAAAATTGGAGAGCAAGCTGAATGGAATGCAGAAACAGGACTACCTACATATCGGATGAAATATTCTCCTACAGATATGGTCAATCATCCACCTCACTACACCTCACACCCTTCTGGCATAGAGTGTATTCAGGTGACAGAGCACATGGGGTTTTGTGTAGGCAATGCAGTTAAGTACTTGTGGAGAGCTGACGAAAAACACGATGACGGTGGCATAGAGGATTTAAAGAAAGCTCTGTGGTATGTGCAGCGAGAAATTAGTAAAAGGGAAGCAGGATGACAGATGCACTATAGTAACCTAGACACCCAAGAGAAGAGGCATCTAGTGAGTTTGATGGTGAGTTGTGGAGAAACCTTAGACAACCTGTTTAACTCTACGGGCATACCAAGGAGAGTTTTATTAAAATGGAAAAAGGAGTATTGCAGCAAAGCAAAGGGGAAGCTGTACGTATTAATAGATGAAAGGCAAAAAGCCTTTAAGATTGGTATTACTAGAAGGTCTGTGGAAGAAAGAGTTAAGGAACTTCATACCTCGTTGTGTGGTGATCTTGAAGTTTATCTAGTGGTAGATGCTTTAGACCCGGAAGGGTATGAAGGGTTTATACATAAATTCTTAACTTCAGCAGGCAAGCACTTAAAAAGAGAGTGGTTTAATTTAGATGAGCAGTCAAGAAACTACTTACAACTACTTCGTAAGTATAAAGACAACTATCTTCTACATGCTTTTGATTGTAAGATTAAACACGAAAGACTATGGGAAGAAGCCAGAACAGAGAGTGAGGGTAAATGCAAGCACAACTAATTGAGAATATGGGGTCAGACCTTACTGTAGTAAATGCAGCTAGGGTAAGCTTTAGTAAAGAAAGTGAGTGGGAGTACTACGATGAGGACGGACGAGGGCCATCAAGCTCTTCAAGCCCTTGTGGTGAATACTTTAATATTCGTAAGCTGCCTACCCAAGACAATAAGCTAATAAACTACTTAGCCAAGCACAACCACTGGACTCCTTTTAGCCATCCTCAGATTATGATGCGCGAGAAGGTTCCTATCTTCGTAGCTCGTCAACGCTTCAAGCATATGGTAGGGTTTACCTACAACGAAGTGAGCAGACGTTATGTAGACGATGAACCTGAGTTCTTCACTCCTAATGTATGGCGTAGTAAGCCAGAGGGTAGTATTAAGCAGGGGAGTGGTAGTGGTGTGGTGGATAATATCCGTATTTGCAGTAACGGAGGGAAGACCACACCACACAGACGAGCAAACGGACTTAACAAGATGGCCCTAGATTGCTACAAAGATCTGTTAGCTTCAGGAGTAGCACCAGAACAAGCTCGTATGGTCTTACCTCAATCCATGTACACAGAGTACTACGTTACTGGCTCACTATCAGCGTGGGCTAGAGCTTATAAGCAACGTATAGATGCTCATGCTCAAGTAGAGATACAAGACTTAGCTAAACAGTGGGGTGATATTATTGCACCTTTGTACCCTGTCAGTTGGGAGGCGTTAACTAGTGGATAGAGAGCCTTACTACTACTCCCTTAATTGGATGGGGCCAGTATCTAAAGCTTGGTGCTTGGAACATGGAAACAATTGGAGTATGGGTAGGATAGAAGTAAGTATTCCAGACGACCCTCATGGCTTGGAGTACTTTGTTCCTGCAATGGAGAGTGAGGATTGGGTAAAGTTTGGTGAGTTTCTAAGCACACTAGATACAGGTGATGTAGATTTACTCTACAGTAAAGAAGAGTTGTTTAGTATGTTTGAAACAATTCATGGAAAGATAAGGTGGAAAGATGACAACTAAAACACACAAGTTATACGAGCTTGCACTGAGAGATAAAGCTCGATCACCAGTACTAGCCTATGGCTGTGCAGGTACAGGTAAGACCTTTGGTGCAGTAGGTGCTGCCCTTGAGTGGCTAGATAGTGACAAGCGTAAGAAGGTGTTAGTCACTAGGCCCAATGTTAGCTTTGCTAAAGAAGGTGGCTACTTACCCGGCACTGAACGAGAAAAGATTGACCCTTGGGTTAGACCTATACAGCAGAATCTTCTAGCTCAAGGTTGTAACAAGGGTGTGCAAGAAAGTCTAGAGAAGCATGGACGACTACAGTACATGAGCTTGGAGTTCATACAGGGCATGACCTTTGATGATACTTTCATCATTGTAGATGAATGCCAGAACATGAACTTCCAACAGCTTAAAGTATTCCTTACTCGTATCGGTAAGTACAGTAAGGTTGTTATGTGTGGTGACGTTGCACAGATTAGCCCAAAGTTTAAAAGCAGTGGGCTAGCAGAGTTTGTAAACATGGTTGAGTACTTTAACTTAGGTGTTCACACGATAGAGTTTAAGAAAGAAGACATTATGCGTAGTGAACAATGTAAAGCATTTATTGAAGCCTTTGAAGCTTGGGAGTTGTTAGGATGATTGATAGAGATTATGTACGAGCACAAGCAAGCGGTATTACTTATCACTTCTACATACATGGAGAGATAGGTGAGTCAGAAGAGTATGTAGAGCTGCTAGACACGCTTTACAATGCAACTGATAGTGATACTGTCATATTGCACTTAAACACCGTAGGAGGCTATTTAAACACTGCTGTAGAGATTATACACGCTATGTCTGGTTCAAAGGCTGTAGTAGTAACAAGTGCAGATGGTCTTGTAGCTAGTGCAGGGTCACTACTATTCTTTGCAGGTGATGCACTTATCATTGGTGAGTTCTCAGAGATCATGCTACATGACGGTAGTGGTGGTGCTATGGGTAAGGTTAACGAGAACCTAAAGTCTGCTGTGTTTAACTCACAACGAATCGCTAAGATATATCACAAGATATACGGAAGATTCTTTAGCAAGAACAAGATTGACAAAGTACTTAGGGGTGAGGACTTATACTTAGCCTCAGATGACGTAGAAAAGATTGTAGAGAAAGCTACACAAAAGGAAGAAGAATGATTTTATATTCGCTAGAAAGCTGTGCTCCATGTAAGCAAATAAAGAAGCTCATGGACGAACAAGAACGAGTCTATCAAATAGAGACAGACCCTGTTAACTTCCCACTTGGATTGAAGTCAGTACCTGCATTAGCAGTTAACGACATACTTCTTACTGGTAGTGACATAATTGTACGATTTCTTAAGGGGGAATAAGTGAGCATCTTTGACAAACCTGTTGGCTGGATTATTGAGTATCCAGAGTTTGATAAGTTAGCTAATGAACAAATGCACACCTTCTGGCCTTGGGATGAGCCAGAAGTAGAGAATGACATACAAGACGTTCGAGTACTTATGACAGAAGCAGAACGTCACGGACTAATGACTGTCCTTAAGTTGTTCACCCACTATGAAATGCACGCAGGGGATGACTATTGGGCAGGTCGAGTAATGAAAGACTTCCACCGACCAGAAATACAACGCATGGCTTCCTTGTTCTCAGCAGTAGAGCTCAACAGTCATGCACCTTTCTACAACCGTATTAACGAACTACTCTATGTAGACTCAGAAGAGTTCTATGGAGAGTACCTAAACGACCCTGTACTTAAAGATCGTATGTCGTTTATAGGCAAGATCATTGACGCAGAGAACACTAAACTATCCCTAGCAGGTTTCTCTTTTATTGAGGGCGCTGTATTGTACTCGTCCTTTGCATTCCTTAAGCACTTCCAAGCTCAAGAGTGTGGCAAGGACTTAATCAAGAACATCTGTCGAGGCATCAACCTGTCAGTAGCAGATGAAAACACTCATGCAGTAGGTGGAGCACTGCTGTTTAAACGAGTGGTTGAAGAACAAGGCTTAACGAAAGAAGAAGAAGACAAAATTTATTCTATTGCGAGAGAGGTGTACAAACATGAAGAACAGATCATCAAGAAGCTCTTCGAGAAAGGCAGCATCAAAGGCATCACGGAGAAGAATCTACAAGACTTTGTCGCACACAGGGTCAACCTCTGCTTAGAGCAGCTAGGTCTTGAACCACTATTCACAGAAAACCTAGATAGGTTTATTGAGTCTTGGTTCTACTCAAATATAAACAGCGTACAGTTCCATGACTTCTTTACAGGAAGTGGTTCTGAATACAACATTAAATGGTCTGAAGGGAAGTTTGGAGAGGTTTGGGGTGAGTGAGTTTGAAAGGTTAAGTGAAGCACGTAAGGAAGCTGTTAAGAGAGGCGTTGTACCTGAGTGGTACACTACACAAGGATACATGTTATTTAACCGAAAGTATTCTGAGTATGAAGGGCAAACAGTAGCAGACAGGTTTATAAACATAGCAAGCGCCTTAGCAGAAGTAGGTGAGCAAATGGGTGCAGGTAGTAGGCATCACCTTGAGAAGCGCTTCTATGACCTTATGTGGAGTGGGAAGCTTGCTCCCTCTACTCCTGTCTTGTGCAACGTAGGAACTAATAGAGGACATGCTGTGTCATGTTCAGGAGGTATGGTAGGTGATTCGATTTCTGACTTTTATACATCTGGTCACGAGGCTGCTTTGCTTAGCAAGTATGGCTACGGTACTTCTGCCTACCTCGGTGGCATACGTTCTCGCGGCTCTGTTATTGCTTCTGGCGGGACTGCTGACGGGGTTGTTCCTGTCTTTGACACAATGGTTGATATTGCAAATAAAGTATCACAAGGAAATAATAGACGAGGTTCTTGGGCGGGGTATCTAGAAGTAGATCACGAGGACTTCTACGAGTTAGCCGGGTATGTACAGAAGAACCCCGGTGACGCTAACGTAGGTTGGATATTTACTGACGAATTCATAGACCGACTTAAGGTTGGTGATGAAGAAGCAGTAGCTAGGTTCAACAGAGTAATGCTACTAAGAGCACGTACTGGCAAGGGCTATATTTGGAAGTCAGATGTAGCTAACCGCTTAGCACCACTGGCTATTAAGAATAGCGGGATAAGCATAAAGGCTAGTAACCTGTGCTCAGAGATAGCATTGCCACAAGATGAAGAGCACACCTTTAGTTGTGTATTGTCTTCCCTTAACTTAACTCAGTGGGAGAACATTACCGAAGAAGATGTGTACTACATGATGTTGTTCCTTGACTGTGTAGTTGAGCTTATGCTGCATCAAACAAAAGGTCTTAAGGGTTTTGATAACATTAGACGCTTTACTAAGAAGGCTAGAGCATTAGGTCTTGGTACGCTAGGATTTCACAGCTACTTACAAAGTAAGATGCTGCCTTTCGATTGCTTAGAGTCTCAGATACTTAACGCTAAAATCTTTAGTAAGCTAAATGATTGGGGGCTTAAAGCTAACAGGAAGCTAGGAGCGCTTCTAGGCTCTCCTGAGTGGTGTGAGGGGCTAGGCTTACGTAACGCTACCATGTTTGCTATAGCGCCTAATACAAGCTCAGCTTTGCTCTGTGGGGGTGTGTCTCAAGGCATAGAACCTGTAGTTGCCAATGCCTTTAACCAAGGCACAGCAGCAGGTGAAATGACTCGTATGAATCCTTACTTTGTACAGCTCTGTAAGGACAAGGGTACTTATAGCTTAGAGCTTATGGAAGACATTGCTATGAACTACAGTGGCTCAGTACAACATCTTGAGTGGCTTACTCCCGAAGAGAAGCTAGTCTTCCGTACTGCATATGAGATAGATCAAATGAGTCTTGTCTCTATGGCTGCTGAACGTCAGAAGTACATTGACCAAGGCCAAAGCTTAAACTTGTTCTGTGATACAGATGAACATCAAATTGCTAGAGTAACGAAAGAAGCTCTACTAAATCCAAATATTAAAGCACTCTACTATCAGCGATCTTTACGAGGTGTAAAGGGTTCTACTGGTGAGTGTGTAGCCTGTGAGGGATAGAATGAAGAACGCTTTACTTGTACTTGCAAGTATTTTAATTGTAATTATGGCTGTATTAAGGCTTTCACTCTCGACAATACCTTTTGAGCTAGCAATCTTTACTGGCTTAGCTATTGTTGTTCTTATTATAAAATATACTTGACCTAAATTTTAGGCAAAAAGAAGGGGGCATTAAGCCCCCGATACTACTTTTCTTTACTCACATGTACAGACAATTGTCTCACTTCATTAGCTAATGACTCTATGCTACTTTGCATTTTGATCTGGCCTTCCTTAAGATGCTCTGCACTTACAGTGCTTACCGCCATCCTCTCACTCAGATACCTAGACTCCCTACTAATTCTTAATTGCTCGTCTGCAAGTTTCTCTATAACCGAAGTTGTATTTGCTATTCTTTCTTCTGCTAAATCTAACCTAGTTGCGGAGCTAGTATAGACCCCCAACATTCCCCCTAGTACTACTGTCACTGCTGTCCCTGCTGTGACCCAATCTGGCAGGTTACTAATCATTCTTAGATCAACTCTTATCTCTCTATTTAGTTAAATGCCACTTGCTTAGCAGAGGTGGCACTAGTTATCAGGTTAGACCTGCAATACTTACGTTTTGAATATCATTACTAACCATGCTGTTGAGCTGTAGCTTAGAATAGTTCTGCTCTTGTGGGTACACTTCGTTTCTTATTCCGTTTCCATAAGAGTCAGAAGTACCGTCACCCATAAGCCAGATTTGTACAGGACCATAACCGTTATACAAGTTAAATGGTGAGTATGTTACATTACTTGTTGTATGTATTTGTCGTATAGACTTGCCAACTCTGTAATCATCTTCCCACTTTTTAGGGTCTGTTATCATTAGCTTGACTTCATCAGCATTAGGCATAGCTGTATTTAACTTAAGTGAAGTAACAACCATACTAGCTACTTTACCGTGGAAGTTCCTGTTAGAGCCTCTCCCACCTATTGTAAAGTCTCCATTAAAGCTTCTGTCCATTCTGACACCTGTAGAGCCATTTGTCCAATTAGGTACAGTACTCATGTTTCCAGAATTGTAATCCCAATCAGAACTACTCTTAAATGTAATGTCAAAAGCATCTGCTAGGTTAGCAGCAGTTGCATCATTACCAGATAACCTAGTTCCTTTATGACCTACATACACACCAAACCAATTATTGTTTGGTAGATAGCTGCTAATACGGCATTCGTTATTTGAATTACCTCTGCCCCATCCAAAGTACAACTCTCTAGTTGCAGATAACCTTAGATAGATATTGTCATCTGTACTTCCAGAACCTTCGCCTAAGTTCCAAATATGTTGGTTTGAGTTATTAAAGTCAGGCTTAAATACAACGGCACAAGCCCAAGGACGAGCATAATTATTACTACTAGTTTTTGTACTGTCTGCATTAGCTGGAACAGTGATACCTAAAGTGTTCATTCGCATGGCATTAGAGTAGAAACTAGTGCTTACCTGTTTTAAATGCTCATTGCTGCCACTAAAGTCTAGCGCTTTTGTCCAAGGTGTTTCATTAGTCTGAGGTGGAGGCACGTCAGTAGATGTAATAGTAAAACTGCCCACACTGCTACCATAGCTGTTTGCACGAGTTACAGTAATAGTGTACACTGTATCAGAGGCTACATCTGCAAGAGTCCCTTGCAACATTGTAGTTGAAGAGTTGTAAACTAAACCAGAGCCAGCAGGACTGATAACAGCAGAGGTTGTGTAAGTAACGTCCACAGGACTTAGTGGAATGTTAACTACAGTACCTTCTTGGTAAGTCAAGTCTGCATTGCTAAATTGTGAAGGGGCTAAGTCTGCATTCTCAAGACTTGTAACCTCTGTCCAGTTTATGACGTTGCCATCAAAAGTCTCTGTACCTGCTGGTGCAGAACTATGGCTGTAGTTAGTAGGGTCATGACTTGCTTCTGGCATATACCAAGTTGTGTTAGTAGGGTCGTCTGGATACGTATGAGTATGACTTGAGCCCGTCCCTGCTGTCAGTCCATTATGAATTTCATCATAATATTCTGCTTCTTCTGCTGTAACAAAGATAGGGTAATGGAATACACCATCAGGGCTCTCAATATAACGGAAGTACATTGTGGGAGCTGCTGGCGCTAACAAGTGGACCTTTGGTTCTGATAGTAGACGAGCTGAGTTGTAATAGAACTTAACCCCTAAGTGAAACTCAGCACCTTCTGGTGCAGGGTAGTTAG